TATTTGTCTACACTATCAATCAACACATCTTGTTCAACATCACTAAAATCTTTTGAAGCACATATTTTTTTGAAAGCACTCAATAAAATTGTAAAGATGCATTGTTGTTCTTTTGTCTTTTGTTCGATGGTGCATTCTTCACCGTTGGCCAAATAATACGTAGTCATCTATGCCACCTCCTTTAAAGCTTCTGTAATCTTTTTTTGACTAGCATCTAATTCAGTTTGTAAGGAGTTTGCTTTTGAATATGCAAGCACCAACAAATGATTAATACTTTTGTTTTTTATTTGTAAAACTTTTCTGTACCATTTTTCATCGTACATAAAGTCAATGTTTGATGAGAAGCTGTCATAATCAAATAACCAAGCACCTATGCACCCATCTAAACTATCTTTCTTCTTTGTGTAAAAACTCATATTCATTTCTACAACTGGATAGTTGTGAGGCTCATCTGCATAAAATGCATTTGGCTTCACATCATAAAAAGTCACTGCAACATTAGTTTGTTCAAAATGTTTGAACTTTTTATCACTGAACGGTTGTATGTTGTTTTGCTTGTAAAAAGTTTTCAAATCAACATATTCGCCATTCAATGTTTTTGAGTATGTGCTTGTACATTTTATAGATAAGTCTGCTCTGTTTAACTGACCTTTCTTTGCATAATTGTACAAAACATCTGCAACTTTTTCGGGTATCTCATTAAAAGTAACATTTTTTTTATTTTTTATTATTAAACTTACAGTCATTACGCCACCTTTCTAATTGTGTTTGCTTTTTTTATAGAGATTTCATCAAAGTAAAAATCACCATCATATACTTCACCTTCGTACATATATTTTTCTTCAATTTGTAAAAACGCATCGTGTTTGTCTTTTGCAAAAACAACACCTTTAACTGCTGTTTCTGTATCTTCATCTTCATTAGCATCTTCGTATGCTTCATCGATGCTCCAACCCCAAACGATTCCACTGTATCTGAATGGTGCTTCTTTCTGTTTTAAAAATTCAGCAAAACTGAAAACTTTCGCCAAACTCTCTTTTGCTTCGAAAGTAGTTTTTGCTATTTCTTCTGCTTCTGCTAAAAACACAGCACGTGTGTTGTCACTTTCAGCATAAAGTTTATCTAATATGCTTGTTCTTTTTTGTTCATCTATTTTTGCGATGCAAGTGTCAAAAATAGTTTTAACTAATTTAGTCATTTTATTTTCCTTTTATTAGTTGTTGATGTTGTGACTTTGTAATCTTTTCAAACGTCACGTTTTGTTGTTGTGTGTGCAAGTTTGTGTCATTGCGGACATACTCAATGTCAAAACAGTTAAATTTTTCAGCTGCTTCTTTTTTGTCTTTTGCTTTCACTACTGAAATATCTCTGTTAAGGACATTTGAATATTCTGTTACTTTGTATAATGGCATTTTTTGCACTCCATTATTGCTGGTTGGATTACAACGTCTGCCACTGAAACATCTAAATCTCTTTTGATATTGTCTATTAGAGTTTGTAGTGTTTCGTTTTTGATTGTTTTTTTTGGGTTAATCAAATGTAATGAAAAATAGTGTTCTTCAACCACATCTGGTTGTTGTTGTTTTATTGATGTCATTGTGTTTTTCCTTTGTAATAAAAAAGACGACAACAGAATTAACTGTTGCCGCCTTCTTTTAAATATTAGAGATATAATGTTTTGGCTGAAACTAACTTCAAAAATCACCCATATCGCCAACTGCTCCAACATAAAGGATTAAGAAAAAAGACAGTTGATGATGTTGGGTAATTTTTTAATGTTACAATAACTGAAACATACTATTATTATACGATGTACTACCCATATCGCCAACTGGCCAACTAACAGATATGATTAAAAAAACAGTTGATGATGTTGGGTGATTTTTTAATGTTACAATAACTGAAACATACTATATTATACGATGTACTACCCATATCGCCAACTGCCCTAAAAGTGTTATTTTAAGCCATTAAATAGCAATAGTGGCTAGTACACGATAATGTTTGCAAAACGTTGCCTTCCTACTAGTCACTTTTTCATTACATAAATATTTGTGGCACTGTTTAATATTAAACAAATTCAACACCATTGATTTTAATTAATGGGATTGCATTCTGTTAATGTTGTTTCTTCAAAAATAGTGCCAAACAAATAAGAGATTACAATGACACAAGTATGAAAGAAAAAATAATATGAAAGAAGATGACAGACTTTTTTCTAAATCTATTAAAGACGTAAAAGAGTTAGAACAACTTTATAACAAAAGTATTACAGACGTTGTTAAAAAGGTAAAAACTTTTCACAATCACACAATCCACCCATCTATCAAATGTTATGTCATTGGCAATGGACCAAGCCGTAAAGGTTTAGACTTACACAGTATAACTAGAACATATAAGAATTCTAAAATACCTAAAAAAAGTTTTGTCATTGGCTGTAACTATTTGTACAGAGAATTTGAACCAGACTTGTTAATTGCACAAGATACAAAAGTTATTTTTGATATGGTAAAAGACAATGTTGAAATTCCAGTTATTGCACCATTATTGAAATACAATTGGGCAAAACATAATGGTAATGCAGAGTTAAAAAATTTCTATGCTCTACGTTTTCCTTCTTTTGCTATGACACGTTGGAATAGTGGGGATATTGCCCTCTACCTTGCGTGTATATTAGGATTTCATTCAATCGAGTACATTGGCTTTGATGGTGGTAAAAGTAGCATTTACAGAGAAGATGATGGTGTAAGTTTCGTAAGATCAGTTACTACAAACCAAAGAATTACTGCACTTAAAAATAGTTTTGATGAAGTAAAAATAAATAGTTATGAAGATAAACTTAACAGTCCTTCTTTGTAACGAACAAGATTTTGTTAGAGTGGTACTCTTAAAACACAAGTTCGAACGTTAAATTTTTTTAGAGAACTTAAATGCCTAAAAACTTTCAAACATAATTCAGCATCTTATTTTTAATTAATAATAAAAAAGGAGAAGCTAATGGCTTTAACTAACGCAGGCTCATCTGTATCAAACGCATTCGTAACACAATTTGCTGATGACGTAATACACGCAAGCCAACAAAAAACATCTAAACTTGCGAATAGTATTAGAATAGTAAGAAACGTAACTGGTTCAACTTACAAATTCAACACTATGTCAAAAGGTGGATATATGACAAACAAAAGTAGATTTGAAGATATTACAGTAATGTCTGACAGTTCTAAAAGTATGGGTGGTTCTGCTACTTACACTGGCGGAGTTGCATCACACGCAACTGTAACTGCTACTTTAAACAACTACGTTGCTGGTGAATATGTTGATGATTTTGACCAATTGAAAACTAATTTCGATTTTAGACAAACATACGCAGAAGCAATCGGTGGTGCACTAGCAAGAGCATATGATGCAGAAATCATTGCACAACTAGATGCATCTTCACCTACAACAACTGTAACTGCTGGTAGTGGTTTAACTAAAGCAAAATTTTTAGAAATTGCTGAAGGATTAAACTCTAACGATGTAGACAATGCTGACAGATATTTGGTAATGTCGCCAGCCGCACTTACAGACTTGTTAGGTGATACTGGTGTAACAACTGCGGCTGATGGTGTAATTTCCAACACTGCATTAACAACTGGTTTCATTCCAAACTTTTTAGGATTTAATTTAATTATTTCTAACTTGTTAAGTGAAGCATCAACTGGTGTAAGAAAATGTTATGCTTACCAAAAAAACCACGTTGGATTAGCAGTTGGTAAAGAAGTTAGTGCATCTATTAACTACGTACCTCAAAAAGTTTCCCACTTAATTGCTGGTGAATTTTCAGCTGGTGCGGCGGTAATCGATGTTACTGGTGTAGCACTTATCAACGTAACAGAGTAATTTTAATTACTTCGTTCAAAATTGGAAGCCGATGTTATTACGATGTCGGCTTTCTTCTTTTTAAACTCTACTAAATATTAAAAAAGGAATTGAACAATGGCTTTAACAAAATTCGATATTTGCTCACAAGCATTAATTAAATGCGGTGCAGACACTATTTCATCATTTACAGATGGTACACACGAAAGCAACGTTTGCTCTGTAATGTACGACACAATTAAAAAATCTTTGCTTTATTACACGTTTTGGAACTTTGCAATTATCAAAGTACAAATGAACAAATTAACAGCAACACCAACTGATAAAAAATTTCTATACACATTCCTTTTACCAACAGACGTAATTAGAATTAGAAGTGTTTTTGATGAAAATGGACATTCAGATTACACTTATAAAAAAGAAGGACAAAATATTTACTCTAACAATAAAACAGCTTTTGTTGAATATGTACAAAATATGGAAGAAACTTATATGCCTTCTTTTTTTGTAGAAGCTTTAGTCGCAAAGATAGCAACAGAAATTAACGAAGCAATTACAGCTAGTGGAAGTTTAACAGATAGACTTGCAATTGGCTTTCAACAAAAATTAAGAGCCGCACGTATTGCAGATGGACAAGAAAATCCACCTCAAAATATTATGCCAGCTGGCAGATTGATACAAGCTCATTTAAACGGAAATTCATCAAACAGATTTAAACACGAGCAAAATTAAATATGGGAATACAGAGGTATACACAAACTACCTTTACACAAGGCGAAGTTGGTAGTTTTATAAAAGGCAGAGCAGAACTCGGCATTTATAGAGCTGGTTTAGAAACTTGTGAAAATTTCATATTACTACCACAAGGCGGTATAGACAGAAGACGTGGCTTTGAATTTATATCTGCAAATTTAGATTCATCTACGTTAGCAGATGGAAGTACAAACGTTGTTACTGGCTCTTTTCATACACAAAGTAGATTAATTCCTTTTAAATTTGGTGATGGACAAGAATACGTTTTACTCGTTGAACCAGCAGATACAACCATTTCATCATTAGCAAAAATTCACATTTATTATAGTGGCAGTAGAGTTGCAGTTTTAACAAATGGTGTTGACGGAAATACTTTTGCAATAACAACTTCAAATATTGCAGACATAAGATTTGCACAAACTTTTGATGTAATGATTATGGTTGAAGAAAGTATGCCACCAGTTCAAATTGTTAGAGGTAGTTCTCATACAGATTGGGCAGTTAGTGATTTAGCTTTTGACTTTTATCCACTTGTTAATTTTTCTTTTGCAACAACATTAACACCAGCCGCAACAAGTGGCACTGGTGTCAACTTAACATTAAGCAGTGGAAGTTATACTTGGGTTGATGCAAGTTTTCCAAACGGACACATTGGTATGAAAGTTAGATTGAATGCTGGACTAGCTACAATAACATCTGTTACGAGCACAACAGTTGCAGTTGCAACCATTAATGAAAATTTAGCAGACACAGTTGCATCAACTGGCAACGAATGGGAACTTACAGCTTTTTCTAATTTTAATTCCAGTAAGGGTGGCGGTTATCCACGTTCAATTTCATTTCATCAAAACAGATTAGTGTTTGGTGGAAGTAGAGATAAACCTCAAACAATATTTGCTTCACAGTCTGGTGACTTCTTTAATTTTAAACCAACTACGAGAGTGGTAAGTGGTGCTGACACAACTGGTGAAGTTACAGACGATGCTGGTTTTGTTTTTACTATTGCATCAGACGAATTAAACGTAATTAAACATTTAGTTTCACAACAAGCATTATTCATTTTCACAACAGATGGTGAGTTTGATATGAGTGGTGAACCAGTAACTCCTACTAACGTTTTGATTAGACAGCAAACTAGATATGGAATTAAAGCTGGCAATGCAGAACCTAAAGTTGTTGATAACGAAACAATGTTTATTGATAAGAGTGGTAAACAATTAAGAGCATTTGTTTACAACTTCAACACAGATGCTTTCAGTGCAAAAAATTATTCTTTGGTCCATCACACTATGTTGAGTAATGCCACACAGATTGAATATTTAAAAAATTACAAAGATACAAACACCAATTATGTAGTTGCGGTTAACAACGGCGACTTGTGTGTTATGGGTGTAAATGTAGAACGTGATGTTGTCGGTTGGAGTAGATGGACAACTACTGGCACTTTCTTACAAATATGTGAAGTTGATGATAGTTTGTATGCTTTGGTAACAAGAGCAAATGGTACTTTTTTAGAAAGGCTTACAACAGAAGATATATTTTTAGATTGTTTCTTATCATCATCAAGTACAGCAAGTGTGTATGCTGGTGCAAATGGATTACAGTCACAAACAGTTTCCGTACTAGCAGATGGCACTGTACACGCAGATGTTACTGTTGATGCTAAAGGCAATTTCACATTAACTAGAACTTCACCTTCAACACAAGTTGGATATAATTATACTTCAACTGCAAAAACACTGCCTATAACTTTTCAAATTGCAAACAGTTTGGTCAGTGGTGAAAAGATTAGAAAGATGTTTGCAGAATTACAATTTTATAACAGTAAGAGTGCCAATGTAGACGGACGTATTGTTTCGTTTAGAAATTTTGGTGACAACCTTTTAGACGACTCCATAAGTGCTTTTAACGGCATTAAGAGAATTAGGTTGAATGGAATAACATCACAGCCACAAGTTACAGTAACTGTTGATGAACCATTACCAATGACACTTTTATCATTATCAACAGAATGCAAATTTTCAACTGGCAAGTTTCAACAACAATAAAGCCAACTAGACACAAACTCAATTTACCACATTTTGAATACGTGGTTAATAATTGTCGTATCGCAGACAATAAAGAGATTGAACTAACTGGTTACACTAAAAAAAGTTTAATTGAAATGTATCAGCATTTAGAAGATGGACTAACTGGAACACAAGAACACGATATTCCATTTTTAGTAGCTGGCACACAAGTTGTAGATGATGCAGTTTGGTATTGGTTTTTAGCAACTCCGTTGGTCAATCATTACTGGATAAGAGTAACACGTGAAGCAAAAGAATTTGTACAAAGAAAAATGAATGAACACAAAGATAAACGGCATTTGGTGCAAGTGTGGAGTGGACATAAAGCCAGCATAAGTTGGCTAAATATTTTAAAATTTAAAGAAGTTAGTCATTACAACGTAGGAAATGAAAAGATTTTAATTGTGGAGAATGGAATTTAATGTGTGCACCTCGTAAATTATTAGTACCACTTGTTATTGGTGGAGCATTAGCAGTAGCAACTGGGGGATTAAGTGTTGGTGCAACAGCCGCAAGTACAACAGCACCACTAGCCGCCGCAAGTACCACATCACAATTTAGTACATTAAGAAGTTTATCAACTGCTTTAAAAGTTGGATTGAAATATGCAAACACAGCCGCACCACTTATTGGTGCTAGTGGTTTAATTTATAGTGGACAAGTTCAAAAAGGAATTTTAGAACAACAAGCCGCCTTCTCAAACTTCCAAGCTTCACAAGAATCTGAAACTTATGCTTTAAGAAAAGACCAAAGAAGACGAGAACTTGCGAGAGCACTTGGTAAACAAAGAGCACTTTATGGAATTAGTGGAGTGTCATTAGAAAACACACCAACAGATATTTTAGCTTCAACTGCACGTTCATTTTCAGAAGACGATTTTTACGATAGATATGGAACAAGTGGCAGAATGACGAGTGCAAAATTAAGTGCAAAGAATTTAAGTTTGAGTGGCGAACAAGCTCAATTAGGTGGGTTGCTTAATGCAGAAATGACACTTGCACAAAGAGGTACAATTTAATGACAAAGATACCTACATACAATTCTAAATTAAGTGCAACACCAACATTTACAAAACCAGTTGCACCACGTGGTTTTGCAGAAAATATCAATTCCGTTGCAAATTATGCAAATAATATTGCTGATAAAAGAGCTGAAATAACAGCATATGAAAAAGGGTTTAAACAACAAAAAGAGAATACGGCAAACAGTTTTGTAGCAACTGGAATTGAAAAAACTTCATATTCTGGCAGTGCCTACAACAAAGGTGCACAAGCCGCATTTATATCTAATTTTAAAACAAGAGCTGAAAATGAATTAAATGAATTTGCCACAAAACATCAATACGAACCAGAAAAATATCAAAAAAAGTTTGAAGCATACAAGACAAAAAATTTATCAAATGTGCCTTCTTCTTTACTTCCGACAACGTCTGAATGGTTAGATAGTATTGGAAACAGATTAAACAGAAATGTTATCAATAATAAACTTGCTTACGATAAACAAACATCAATTGTTGATATCACAAACAGATTTGAATTATTGTTACCACAACTTTCAGATTCAATTAAAACAAACGGATTTGATACAAATACGTCAGTAAACACTTATGCTGAATTATTATCATCTGTAACTGCATTAGAAGAAAACAATGTAAGTCCAATTGCTATTAATAATTTAAAATTAAAATTAAAAGATGAAGTTATCAATAGTGCAATCACTGGTGCATTTAGCAACGCAGAAGATAAAGAAGCTTTTATTGCCAAAGTGAAGAAAGGTCAAATTTCGGATATTTTGGAAGACTTAAACGACACATACAAAGTTAAAGGTTTTGAATTTAATACAAAACTTTCAGCAATAGATAGCTCAAACCTTTCATCAAAATTAAACACGATTTTAAAGTACGATATCACTGAAAAGAAAGTTGCGAGGCAAACGTATGTTAATAATTTTAACAGTTGGTACACAACAAGCATTAGTGGTTTAGATGCTGGCGAAACACCAAGTTTAGATAAAGCTGAAAATTTATATTTTGACGATGTTAAAATTGATGAGATGAAAAGTAAAATTAATATCATCGAAAGTATTGCCCCAACAATTAACGAAAGTAGATTTGGAACAGTAAGTGAAAGTCAGAATTTATTAACACAAGCAAAAGCAGAATATTCAATAATTCTACAACAACCAGCTGGTGCTGAAAGAAATAAAGATTTAGAAATTTCAGAAGCTAAAATAGATGCTGTTACAAAAAATGTAAAATTCAAACAAGATGCTATTGCAGAAGGCAATCCATATAAAATTTTATCACTACAAGGTGTTCAATACAATTTTGATAATGAAGAAAATATTACAAAGGCACACGAACTTGTAAAAAGCAACGTAGGTATATCTGCTGAAAGATTACTTGTTATGCCTAAAGCAAATTTAGAAGCATACAAAACAGAATTAGAAACTGCTGACTCACAGTCAAGTGCATTGGCTATTGTTGCGAAACAAAAATCTCAATTTGGCAAATATACAGAAGCATTTTTAAGAGATGCTGAATTAGAAAATGGTTACAGAGTTGTTTTTGATATGATTGAAAAAGAGCCCGCCACTGCTGGCACAATTTGGCAATCAATAAAAGACAAAGAACAAAATAAAAAAGCATTAAAAGATAGTAGAGCAACATTTAGTGACGATGAAAAATCATTTGCAACTGCATTTAAAGATAACTTTGGTGACAGTTTTAGAGGGAATGAAGATTTATATAATGACATTTACGATGGTGCTTATGCATACTATCTAAAAAATTTAGCAACAATTGGGGATAATGAAAAAGCAATTAACAACACTGTCGGTAAATTTGGCAACGAAGGCGGCATATATCAGTATGTAGAAATCAACGAACAAAGTGTTTTCATTCCACCTAAATTAGATGCATTAAGCATTAAAACAAATGTTGAAGATATGTTGGAAAATCCACACAGATACAGCATAACAAGTTCTGCAAATTTCACACTACAAGACGTTGTTGAAAACAAAAATGAATACACAGTTGTTGTTGAGGGCGGAACTGCGAAAATAATTCAAAACTCAAACATCTTGTTCGCAGCTGAAATATATCAAAAGCTACCTAGTGGTTCAAAACAATTTATGTATTCAGACGTTATGGTCAATTCAGATGATGCTTACAACACCGAAACATCAATAATTGATTTTGATGATACGTGGAGTTTTGATAAATCACTAAATCTTAATAAGAAAATTAATAAAGATATTAAAGAAACGAAAGAAGTAGAAGTGCCTACTGGCACGTTAGAAGTTGGTACTGCAACTGTAAATACTTCAACTTTTGAAAAAATTACACAGTTAAAAGAAATTGTTTACAGAGAAACCGCAGATGCAGACGGAATGAATTATGTAGATGTTTTTGCTGGCGACATTGGTGTCACTAGCAGAGACCAACAAAATCTAAATGCAATAAGTTTGTATATTAAAGATGGTGAAATTAAACCTTACATTTTAAATTACTTGTCTGAATTTGATTATCTTTCAAAACTAAAAAATGTAGAAGTTCAAAAAGAAGTTTTAGATAAATGGAAAATTAAAGAACAAAGAATTAGAACAACGTCAAATGTCGAAAGTGTTTTAATGACACCACTACAAAGTCTAACAGATATTATTAGAAATATAGAAATTGAACAGAACTACCAAATTTATAATGACACAACAGATGTTATTGTACCATAATGAGTGCACTTACACCCCCATCAAAGTTTGGAAAAATTCAAACACCAAATGATATTCAAATACCTAAAAGTTCAGTTTTAGACAATTTAGGTGTTGGAGCAAAACAAGGTTTTGAAGAAACTACTTTAAGTTATGCAAAAGATTATAGTTTACTTTTGCGAGCACGTAGTGGCAAAGATGATGTAATTCCATTTGAAGAATGGAACGAAACTAATCCTTATTACAGAGAAGACATTGGTTGGAGTGAAGATTTAAGTTGGGAAGTCGCACGTAACATACAAGATGAAATGTCATTACAAGAAGAAGCTTTAGCAATTACAGAACGTGCAACTGGTTTAGGTAAGGTTGCGAGATTTGGTGGTATGTTTGCTGGTGCGGCACTTGACCCAGTTAATTTTATTCCATTTACTTTTGGTGCTGGCAAAGCTGTAAGTTTTTTAGGACGTGCGGCGAGAGTTGGTGCGGCGAATGCAGTAATAGAAGGAACAACAATTACTCCACTTGCACTTGCGGCTCAAAAAGCACGTGGTGTAGATATGGAAGTAAGTGATGTTGCATTGAACATTGGTTTTGCTTTTGGTGCTGGCTTTGGATTATCCACACTTGCAGATGGAGTGCGTGGTGCATACAAAATGGCACGTTCAACACAAATTAAAACAGACAAAGATGTTTTAGATGCAATCGACACAATTAAGAGTCCGTTAGACGAAGGACAAATTTCAACAGACGTAGATTTAGTTGCTACAAAAACATTATTAGGTGCAAACAGACTTACTGGCACTGCTGATGCATTAGATACCAATTTACTCAAAAACACCAATATTACCAACATTACCGAAGTGCCCATCGTTGTTAAGACTGATGGAACTGTAACTAAAAATATTAAAGACAGAGGTGTAAAAATTTATAAAGAAGATAACTTTTTAGTAGTAGAAGGAAGCAGATACGACATCGTAAAAATAACCCCTACCCTACAAACAAGAATTACAAAAGAAAGTTTTCCACAAGTTCTATTCAAATTTAAAGATACTTTAAACGACGAAGTAATTGCGATTGAAAGAATATCACAAAGAATAAAAGCATTAGAAAAAGAAATAGGAAGAAAAGCAGTTTTAGACCAAACACAAGTTGAAAGAACACGTGTTAAAATCGAAGAAGAAAGTTTTGACATAGAGTTAGACGAGACAACTGGAAAAGTTAAAGACATCTACAATGTAAAAAATGGTACACGTACAACTAAACTTCTGCAAAAAGAATTAAAACAAAAAATTAAAACACTTTCAGAAACTGTTGAACTAAAGAAAAAACAATTAAACACAGAATTACAAGACAGTTCAGTTGAAAAAATTAATGAACAATTGATATCAAACAGAGGTGGTAGATTGATGTCTGATGAACTTTTAAAAACAAAAGAAGCTTACAGAACAAAAAATATTATTGAAGCCGCAGATGAGAGCAGAGGAACTTTATATAATTCTGCAAGTAAAGAAATTGACACAATGATAAGTGCGGTTTTATCTCAACCAATTTTCAAAACAAGACAGTTAACAGATTTGGGTATTACGTGGAATGCAAAAACTGGAACGTTGTTAATAAGAGACCCAGCCGAAGCAAGCAAAGATGCATTAGGAAGAATACTTGTTGATTTAAGAAACAAACAACAAACATTAAAAAAAGAAAGACAAGCAATAGAAGATTTACATATCTGTCTACCAAAAGGAAGTTAAGATGACTAAAAAAAAATGTTTAGATGATTTTGCAAATGCAGTAGGTAAAGTTTTAGACACGACTGAAAAAGAAAACTTATTACAAAAAGTACGTTCAAACAAAGAACAATTAAAACTTGAAGGTAAAGACATTGACACAACTGTTGGTGAAAAAACTGCTTTACAAGTTAAACTAGACAGAGAGTTTAGAATTAAAACTAAAAATACAGTTGATACAACAATAAGAAGATTAAGCACTGAAACTCAACTTAAAACAAGATTTGAAGAACTAGATAGTATTGCTGATACCATTGTTGCAAAAAATACCAAACTTACAAAACAAAGAGCATACCAACGTGCTTTTATTAGTATGATTTACAATACTAACGACACAACAGATATACCATTTGAAAGTATTGAAAAAAGTTTATTTCAAAACTCATTGGGTGAATTTTTATCGAAGACAACAGCACAAATTGGAAGTGACCCAATTAAGTTTATACAAAATCAAAAAAACTTTGATGATATGTTAACAGAGTTTTTTGTGTTTTTTAAAAATCCAAACAATGTCAGTTCAGTTACAAAAAACATTAATGCATACAAAATGGCAAAAGAATTTTTTGATGCAAAATATAAGTTATTTGAAAGACGTAAACAGAGTGGCGACAACAACATACTGTTAGATAATAATATCAAAATTAGATGGGCACAGAATAGGATTAAAAAAGTAGATAAACAAACGTTTGTAGACGAAATAGCAGATGGGTTAGATGTTGGCATACACGGCGACATAGATGCACGTAAACTGGTGGCAACACGAATTTACGACAACTATACACAGAAAAGTACGCCAGACTGGAGAGAGCAAGGCGACACAAATTTAAAAGGTATTTTTGATGGTGATGAAGCAAAACCAATTGATGAAATGCCACAAGACAGAGTACCAAGTTTAACATTTAAAGATGGTGCAACATTTAATGCACTATCACGTAAATTTTCAGACGTAGACAGTCGTGTTTTATTAATGAACTATTTTAACAACACAACGAGAGAACTTTCGTTGGTACAATTTTTTGGTGCTGATTATAAAAATGGTGTTTCAAAATTTATTAAAGAAATGGAAAATAATCCAAAATACGATAATGCATTTAGAAGCAAAGGAAAATTAGGCGAAGTAGATGCTGTTAAAAGATATTTAGATAGGAAAGTTAATCCCATCATTGGGGAAACATCAAAACTTGCAAGTGCGTTTACTACATTAAGAAACTTTGAAGCCGCATCAAAACTTGGTGGTGCAACAATTACTGCACTTATGGACACACCTATTATGATTACTGCTGGCAGAAGATTATTTGGTTTACCTACTGCTGATTTGCTTTCAACTATTTTTAGATTTGGAAAAAACGGTGCACCAAAAGATATGACTGATTATGCACGTTATATGTTGGAAGGTGTTGAAAGTTATTTGGGAGCACTACAAGAAAGATTTAATGTATCAGATAGTTTAACTAACTTTGGAAAAATGGAAGGTGTAAGTGTTAAGACTGCACACGCAGTTTTTAAATTAAGTGGTTTGAATTGGTGGACAGAAGGACGTAAGGCAATGGCGGCTGGCATTTATGGACAAGAACTAGGTAGACTTATTAAAGCTAAAGTTCCATTTGAAGAACTTAATCCAAAATTTAGAAAGCAATTAGAAAAGTTTGGAATTAGAGGTAAACGTAAAGGTGGTGAAAGTGAATGGACAAAATTATTAAGAGAACAACCACTTGATGAACGTGGAAGGATTGACCCATATGCAATAACAGAAGGAACTTATGAATTTGCTTATGGCAAAGCAAGTACAAGACAAAAAGTAAGTTCGGCATTACACGATGCAGTCGACACAATGGTAATGACTCCTTCTCAATTTGATATTGATAGTGCCGCATTGTTCAATGACCCACTTGGAGTTGGCGGACAAGTTATTAAATCAATGACACAATTTAAAGCTCACCCAATTTCAATGTTTAGAAAAATCTATATGAGAATGTACAAACAAGAAGGTTTATCAGCAACAATAAGCACTGCGGCTTCACTAGCCGCAACATTGACTTTTATGGGTGCAGTAGTAATTCAAT